AAACATTACTGTTGATGGTATTACTCTTGATACTGTTGATGGAGATATGCATGATGCTAGGTTTCTAGACAATAAAAAGAATTGCTTTGTTGTCCTACGTGGCAAAGGTCAAGAGATAAGAAAAGACAAAACTAATTTCATGAGAAAAGTACATTAAATCAAGAGGTTATAAAATAAATAAAAAATAATTAGGTAAATACTTGAAATATAAATACTAGTAATTACCTAACTATTAACAGCAACAAAAACAGAAGGATTAATAAAAATGTTTTCAGTATATAAAGCAAAAAAATTATTAGCAGTTCACTCTAAGCTAGTTGACGCAAAACTTGACGCAATCAACAAAACTAAAGCTTATAATGGGGTTATAGTTGTGCGAGATGCATTAGGTGGCCTACGCTTTGAAGTAAATCCAGACGCACCAGAGACGCACCAAATAAGGGAGTACAAATAAAATGATAACACCAGATAGAATACCTGAACTATTAAAATTTTGGCTATCAAATGGACAAACATATGAGAGTTTAAGTGAAGCAATTACTGCAAGGATAACTACACTTAAGAGCGAATTAAAAAGCTTTAGACAAGGCGTAAGACCCAGTTATGTGAGCGCAGAAATAGGGGAAATAATGGGCAACATATACAACTATGAACAAGCTTTAGAGATATTGGAGGGAATGAAAAATGATAACTGATACTATGACATATCAAAAAGAAAAACTGTATAGGCTTAGTGAATATCTGGATGACCTAACTACAAAGGCAACAAGTAATTTTTGTAGTGAGCTAGAGCAAACACAAGCCATAACTAAACTATGTAAAATAAATAATACTATTGAGAGGATATTGAACGACTAAAAAATAATTATAGCATTACTTGAATTGTAAAAATTAATGCTTACTTAATAAGTACATACAAAAGAAAAAGGAAAAATAAAAATGACACTTACACTTAATCAGATACTACTAATGGACAATGCTCTGGCTACTCGTTCAATACCTAGTGACATTATAAAAATGGCTCACGCTAAACGATACAGCAAAAGCAAACAGGAGTGGATCAAGCTAGGCGAACAGCCATTGCATTACGTGCTACGCATACTAGCCAAGGAGGGATTAGAAGATGCAATTTAAAGATGTGATAATAGGAGCAGAAGACTTGGAGTGTCAGACAATAGACACTGTAGCTGAAGCAATATCTGAACACATAATTGAGTTAGGTCTAGCAACGCCTGAGACACTAACAGGATTTACGTGGAGGTTAGACGTTAGAATGAGGATTGATGATGAAATATAAAATAGTAGAAGTACCTTTGATAAACTACGCAGTACAAGATGAAGATGGAAACGTAGCTTATGATGATGGGGGAGATAATCTGTTTGATACTATTAAAGAAGCAGAAGATTTAATAGAAACTTTAAAGCTAGACGAAAGAATAGAGGCTTTCAATAGGAAGCAGAGGAGTTAATAGATGATACTGTATAGATCAAGTAAAGGGCAGTGGGTTGGTACGCAGCGAGATGCACAACGCTACTTCCCTAGAGACTGGGAGCAAGTAGACGTACCAGTGTCTAAGGAATATCTCATTGAGTTCCTGAACGTTCACAAGGTAGGTGCTACACAGGCTGAACAACAACAGCCAGTGATGGCTACACCTGACCCAGAGTTGATAGATCCAGAGGCTTACAGTTGGGTGTCGTGGGCATACGAAACACTAAGGCGTGGTGATAAAAAGGAAGCAGAAGCAATGCTGCTCAGAGGATTAGAAAAACAAAAGGAGTTAATGAAATGAAACTAATTAAAGTCAGAGTAAATAGAACAATAGAATACGAGGTGTCTGTGGGTGTAGATAATGACCACAAGTACGAACAAGTAAGGGATTACTTGCAAACTATAGACTGGGATAGAGAGATAGGAATATCACCACAGAACTACAAACAAATATCAGACTACTATGACTGGATAGATTGGGAGACAGAAGAATGAGAATAAGAGTATTAGCAGAAGAGACTACTTATCTGGAATGCTTTGTTGATGTACCAGAAGAGATAGTAAAACAAAGTAAAGAGAGATTATCTAAGCGTTACTTAAATAAGGCTATTCATAAATGGATCGATGAAAACTGTGGCGAGTTGAACTATCAAGAATATGATACTGATTTTGACTGGTACACATGGGAAGAGGTAGGAGAGGAGTAGGATAATGAATGACATGATAGACAGAATAGTATTTGATTTAATTAAGTTAGGAGTAAAACTATGAAACATGTATGGTCACTAAAAAGATTAGACTGGGATGATCGAAAAAAAGAATTTGTAGAACGTTATACCAGTCTACATCAGAGCAGTCGCAAGGCTCGACGAGCAGCAATAGAGTACATAACAATTACTAAGGCTGAAAAAGATTTGGATACATACGAATATCACAAAGGCTTTTACACCCTAACATCAGACAGCCAGAACACACACTGTATTGTCTCAAAAAGTTTTGTGGACTAGGGTTGAAATGATTTTACACAATAACCATATAAGTAGTATGAAACAAAAGGAAAATAAAATGACAGTAACAACAGAGAACGCAAAGCAAGTACGTGAACTAGCATTTGCAGCAGCAGTAGTAGCGACAGACAGATACATTGAGAATGTATTGAAGGGTGAGGATGCTTTTAGTTGTGGCTTTGCATGGGTCACAGTGCAACCAAAGCACAAGGGTAACACTAAGCTAGGGCGTGAAGAGCGCAAGGTACTGCGTGAGCTAGGACTAAAGAAGGACTGGACAGAGAAAAGGTTTCAGTGGTGGAATCCTAGTAGCTCATACTTCCAGAACATCGACTGCAAGGAAGAGGGTGCACGAGCAGCAGCCAAAGTTCTTAAGTCCTATGGACTGGATGCTTGGTCAGAGTCAAGGCTAGACTGATGGAAACATACGAAATAATAGCTATAGCTTTGAACGCTGCCTACATAGGAGTACTGATATACATTGGGTGGTGAGACAATCTGTCATACTTGAAACGAAATAGTATGAGTATAACTAACTTAAAGTATTACTATAAGAATAAACTTATATCTTTTTCTTTTGTAGTTAATAAAACTATAAGTAATACTTTAAGTAAATCCAAAGGAGGAGGTTATGTCTGATGCTAAGTTTAAAGATATTATGAGAAGGCTGAAGTGTAAGACTGAGGAAGACTTAATAAATAAATTACTTGAAGCTAATAGTGAATTGTTAGAAGCTATCTATGATCTACAATGGTTTATGGAAGAGAAGGATCTAACAGCAAAAGACTTTCACAAGTGGCAAGAAGAAAAAGAATTGAGGGTATACCATTGAATATTTACATACCAGAACCCATAACTATATTACTAGCTGTACTGTCGTTTCTAGCAGGGTTCTTATACAGGAAATATAACGACAAAGAAGATATAGCTGACGCATTCGATGAAGGATTTGAAAAGGGAAGTAAGGATGTAGTAAAGGCTCTATCTGAATTAACAGGGAGGGACATACACATTGAGATGGAACGAGAAGACATGGACAGATGACCCACATGATGAAGTAACACACTGGATAGGGAGACTAAATAATGAGACACTTAAAATACGAACAAGAGAAAGTTGCTGCTGTACAACAGTATATCATAGACCTACAGAAGGATATAAGTGACCTAGAGTGGGATGGTGAAAACAAAAAGGCAGACAACCTCAAGAGAATACTGGACGATGTAAAGCAACAAAGAGAGAGAGGTGAGGTATGGTATCCAATGTTTTAATAAGAGATGAAGATAGAATAGAATATTTGTGTGACACAAAAGGTAAAATAGAATTAGCAAATAGGATTGTTCTTTTAGAGAAGAGACTGAAGAAAATAAAAGAGATAACAGAAAAGAAATAGGAGATAGAAGAATGATGTTTGTATTAGTGTGGATGCAGTTGTTCAGCACACAGACAGTCGAGCACTACCAGTTAGGTAACTACGCTACGATAGAAGAGTGCCAGATTGAACTGAGCAAAGCAGCCAAAATGGTAACGCACAAGTCAGAGACAGTGGCTTGTCTAGAAGTAGAGGTACAACAATGACACCTAGTGAAGCAGCAGAGTTAGAAGCTAAGAAAACATTCGAGGGCTTTATCAAGTGGTGTAAGGTTTCATTCTACTGGATCATGACAATCCTAGTGATCCTGGCATGGTGTAACTTTGGAGCAGACACTGAGACTGGTAGTCAGTACAATGGTGAAGTCTACGCACCAAAGAATATAGGGAATGAGTAATGCAACCAAAGGATCAACCATCACACATTCGTATCAAGCACGAGCCTACTCAGACACAAACAAAAAGAATTTGCAGACTCTATGGAAAATCTTTTCGTAACATGGCAGAGGCAGCTAGGTACTGGGATATCAGTTATGCCTGGGCAACTGAACAGGTGAGGAAGGGTTGGAACCAGGAGAACTTTCCACCCAAAGCAAGAAAGGGATACTCCTTAAGGTGGTGGGGGTGACAAACAAATGCATTCGTGATATGACTGACGAGGAGAGGAAGAGATCAATTGAAAGGGAACAGTCCAATGACAGCAGCAGTGAACAACAACAACGAGATAACACACCAACCTTGCCCATTCGAGGAGTGTGCAAGCAGTGACGCCTTTGCTTACAACATAATAAAAAAGGTTGGTCACTGTCACTCGTGCAAAAGAGATTATCCAAGCAAGGCCAGGATGTTTGACTGGGCAAAGGAAACTTATCCAATGCCCACACCAAAGGTAGACCTACGTAACACAAAGATAATCAGTGGTAGGTTTGACAGTATCAGAGGACTGGATGAGGACGTAGCCAAACTCTATAACATTCAGTTGCAGTATGGTGAGGGTGGTGTGCCAGTTAGGTACGCATTCAAGTACAAAGATAATGTTAAGTATCGTGGTTATGAAGAGAAGAAGTTCTGGACTAAGGAACGAGGGGCACTGACTGACTTGTTTGGTCCTGACTTCAATGCAGGATCTAGCAAACGTATATACATTACTGAGGGTGAGTTCGATGCAGCTAGTCTCTACCAGGTGCTAGGTAAGTCCTACCCAGTGAAGTCTCTACCCAGTGGATCATTCAATGAAGAGTTTCTCAAAAAGAACTTTGAGTACCTCAACAGTTTTGAGATGGTGGTTTACGCAGGGGAGTTGTCTGATGACACAGGCAAGGCAGCAGCACAGAGACTATACAGCACAATGCCTGACAAGTTTTACTACACACCCATGTCTAAGTGGAAGGATGCCAACGAGTTCTTAATGAATGGTGATGGCGAGGATCTCAAGTGGGCAGCACTCAAGCCTCAAAGATTCAGTCCTGATAACTTCTTTGTGGGGGACTTAGAAGTAGAGAAAGCAATTCTGTATGAGAACCCATACGAGTATGTACCTACTGGACACAGTGGCCTGGATGATAAGCTACGAGGTATGGTCAAAGGTGGTATAACATTCATCAAGGCTATGCGAGGCCAGGGTAAGACTGAACTCGCCAGGTATTTTGAGTGTGCTCTACTTGCACAGGGTGTAAGGATTGGCCTGGTTCATATGGAAGAGATGAAGTCTACAACCTTTAGGGCTATGGCAACCTACGAGCTAGGTGTGAATGTCAGAACCAAAGAGGATGCAAAGGCAAATGGTTTTGATGAGCGTCAAGTGATTGAGGCAGGTCAACGTATGGCAAGGGATGAACACACTATTCCATTTGAGATGCGTGTGCATGAAGACCCAATGGATATCCTGGATCATGTTCGTACAGCAGTCACAGTCTATGGTGCAGAGTACATCTTTATAGATCACGTTCAACGTCTAGCCTACCTATCTAACTCTGGTGTTGATGCAGCCACTAGTACACTCACTACTCTGGGTGCTCGAATGGCACAGCTTGCCAAGGAGTTAAACATTGGTGTTATCTTTATCTCTCAGGTCAATGAGGATGGACGCACCAAGTACGCAGCCTCACTTGAGGAAGAAGCAATCATCTGTGTAAAACTTAAGAGAGACACAGAGGCAGATGATGATACAGAACGTAACACCACACAGTTTATTGTTGACAAGAATAGACCCTTCTCTAAATTGGGGAATGCAGGGTCAGTCTACTACGATCCTGAGACAACAATACTAGAGGAGGTAGTATTTCAAGGATGAGGATACTTGTCAGCGACATAGAAACAAATGGGTTGGATGACAGTACAAAGCTATGGATCTGTGGTGGTAAGGATATAACTACTGGTGAGATCTCAAGGTTTGATAACTGCCATGAAGATCCAGTAGCAAAGCAGAAAGCTATTGAGTGGTACGAGTCAGCAGACTTAATCATTGGTCACAACTTCTTGCAGTTCGATGCACCCATGCTCAACAGATTACTGAAGCCAAGACTGATTGATCCATGTAAGGTTATAGATACCCTGGTGGTGAGCAGACTACACAACTACGACATAGAAATACCCAAGGGTGCGAGATCACCTCACAGTCTACAAGCTTGGGGTATGAGACTTAACAAACACAAAGGAGACTTTCATGAGTTTAATAGATTCAGTATCGAAATGGTTGACTACTGGTATCAAGACATCGAGGTTACAGAATCTCTGTTCAATCACTTCCATGATATTATTTGGAGTCCTGATTGGCGTAAGTCTTTAAGGGCAGAGCACGATGTACAGATAGAGTTAGTGCGAACAAAGTACTATGGCTTTCAGTTTGATAAGACAAAGGCTGAGTTCTTACTCAACTCTATTGAACAAAAGAAGAAGACTCTAGAGGAACAGTTTCAAGTAGACTTCCCACCCAAACTTACTGAAGTTAATCGTATCAAGTATCGCCTCAAGAAGGACAATACTGAGATGGCAACAGTTGTAAAAGCAAAAGAGAAGTATGCCCTGACTAACGTAGAGGGTGAAGATCTTATTTGTTATGACTGGATAGAGTTCAAACCTGGATCACCCAAGGATCGTATCAAAGCATTATGGGATGCAGGTTGGCATCCAGTAGACAAAACCAAGACAGCAATAGACTTCATACGTAAGCAGGTTGGAGAACCCTATGGGAAGTCAGTGGTGAGTATGACCCAGGAGTTCTACGATCAAAAGAAGGAACACTTCGACAGATTTGGTTTTACTGTTTCAGAGGCAAACCTTGGTACACTTCCTGACGATGCCCCTACAGGGGCGAAAGCTCTGGCCCAGTGGTTGACACTGGAGGGACGTAGAAGCTCACTGGTGGAGTGGATAGGACAGTGTGGTGATGATTCACGTATTCATGGTAACATAAATAACATTGGTGCTTGGACTGGAAGGTGCTCACACTCTGACCCTAACACTGCTAATATCTCTGCCCCTTTTCATGGAGAGGCAAAGACTGCAGTAGAAGAAGTAAAGAAGCAGTATGACCAACACCTCAGAGCCTGTTGGACTGTACCCTCTGGCTCTTGGTTAGTAGGTACAGACGCAGATGGTATTCAGTTACGAGTATTGGCTGACTACCTCTGGCGTATGTATGGTGAAGATCAGTATGCCCAGGCTATCATGAAGGGTAAGAAAGAAAACGAGACAGACATACACAACGTCAACAAGAATGCTTTGGATGTACCTAATGGTACAAGAGATATGGCAAAGACTTTTATCTATGCTTGGTTACTAGGAGCAGGGGTAGCAAAGACTGGTCAGATACTCAAGGTCAGCATGAAGGAGGCACAGGATGCACGTACTCGTTTTGAGATGAGCATTGGAGGATTATATGATCTAAAGAATAAATATATCAAACAAGTTGGAGAGAATGGTTGGTTCAAGGGTTACGATGGACGCAGGGTAAATGTACCCAGTACCCACAAAGCCTTGGCAGGTATCCTACAGAATGGTGAGGCTTGTCTTATGAAGTACACCCTCCTGCGTTGGCTTGACATAGCACGTATGGAAGGGATCAGATTTAAAATGGTTGGCTTTATCCATGATGAGTACCAAGTAGAAGTAACAGGCACAAAGGAAGAGGCTGAACTACTTGGGCAGATACAGGCACAGGCCATGCTTGATGTAGGCCAGGAGCTAGGTTTCAAGATTCCTACACCTGGATCATACGACATAGGAAAAAATTGGGCTGAAACCCATTGACATATAGGGTCATAGACCCTAAGTATAATATATTAAAACAAAGGAGGGCAGTATGCCATCAACACAACATGACGTTAAAGGTACGATACACTGGGCAAAAGTCTTTGAGACTAATCGTGATCGTGCAGATTTTCACTCTGAGACAGAGGGTGCTTACAAAGTTACAGTGATAACTGATAAAGAAACTATGAAGGGTTTGCAAAAAGCAGGTCTTCGTAAAGAGTTTAAAGAAGAAGATGGTGGTTTCAAAGTCACCTTCGACAGACCTCACAAAGGTAATTTTGACTGGCAGGGTGGAGCACCCATCGTGGCAGACATTACTGGTAAAGCCTGGGATCTTGAAGACAATGGCTTGATTGGTAATGGCAGTACAGGTATTGTAAAGATTGAACTGTACAGTGGAAAGAACAGCCCACGTACAGGCTCACGACTTCTAGGACTACAAATCCTAGAGCATGTGGTCTATGAATCAGAGAATGGTTCCTCCCAATCAGGCTCAATGTTCACAGATCACTCTGATAGTTCTGGTGGTTCTACATCTTCCACCTCCCAAGAAGAACCACAGGACTCAATACCCTTCTAGGTTTTCCTGTTTCCTTCCCCTAGAAGAATCGCCCTCACCTTTTTTCTCATTTTTAGGTGGGGGCGTATACACAAAAGGATATACAATGCCCAATATAAAAACACTCGTCAAAGATATGGAAGACACAATACTTGGACTCAAGGGTTGGGATCACTTACTCAGCCTAAAGATGGGTGATCGTATTGGCAAAGCAGCTACCTCAAGATTCAGAGCGCCACAGAAACCACGAGGGTATCTGTCGTTTTCCTCTATTGGTAGCCCATGTAAAAGAAAACTTTGGTACAAGATTAACGAGACTAATGTAGCTAGAGCACTGTCTCCTTCAGACTTGCTGAAGTTCTTTTATGGAGACATGATAGAAGAATTAGTTCTTGCTATCGTAGAAGCATCTGGTCACAAAGTTACAGGTCAACAAGATCGAATGAGGATCAATGACCTAGCAGGACACAGGGATGCAGTGATTGATGGTATGACTATTGATGTAAAGTCTGCCTCTCCCTACTCATTTAAAAAGTTTGTTGAAGGTAATCTCAGGGAAGAAGATCCATTTGGTTACATCAGTCAGCTAAGTTCCTATGTCTACGCAGCCAAGGATGATCCACTTGTAACAAACAAAACGCATGGTGCGTTTCTTGTTGTTGATAAAGTAGGTGGTGGTATCTGTCTGGATATGTATGACTTTACTCCTGAGTTAGAACAAAAAGAAAAAGAAATAAACCAAGTAAAAGAAATGGTAAAGGGTGGCATACCTGACAGAGGTTTTGATCCAGTACCACAATCAAAGACAAGCCCCAACACAAAGCTTCATCCTTCCTGTGGATTCTGTGAGTTCAACAAGAAGTGTTGGCCTGAAGCCAGGAGATTTGTTTATGGCAATGGTGATGTCCTCCTGGTAGACGTGGTTAAAAAACCTAATGTCCCAGAAGATCTTACGTACAATGAGCAAGAAGTATAGAGCATCAGCACTTAAGGCAGGGTATCGCTCTGGCTTTGAGGATGATGTAGCAAAAGAGTTACGATCCAAAGGAATTAAGTTTACGTATGAAAAAGAAAAGATCAGGTGGGTTGACTTAAAAGTAAGAACTTATACACCTGACTTCGTTTTGTCCAATGGTATAATCATAGAAACCAAGGGACGATTTGTAGCAAACGATAGACGTAAGCACAAAGAGATAGCAAAACAATTTCCTGATTTAGATATTCGTTTTGTTTTTCAAAACAGTAGAGCAAAGTTATACAAGGGTGCTAAGTCTTCTTATGCAGACTGGTGTAAAAAGTATGGCTTTCAGTACGCTGAGAAATCTATTCCTGACGATTGGTCAAAAGAATAGATTGACGTATGTGTTTCAGTCTATATAACTTGGAGGTTCCTGTGTTGTTCGAGATAACAATGTTATTGGATGTAGAACCTGAAGCAAACTTTATTGCCTCAGATAGTTTGAAGAAGAGTCTTGAAGAAATAATTCGAGACACCATATATGATTTAGACGATGTTAAAATTATAGAGATAGATGCAAAGGAGAAATAATGTTAACGCAAAAAGACCTAGAAGACATGGGATACTTTGATGCCTTTCAAGAAAATAAACCAGTAGACTTAGATGATTACTCTGAGTGGGTAGAAAACAAAATGATTACCTCTGGTGATAAAAGGTTCTTAGAAAATACTATGGGTCTGATAGGAGAAACAGGTGAGTTCTTTGAGAAGCTCAAGAAACATAAGAGGGATGATACACCCTTAGATAAACAAGGTGTCACACTTGAAGCAGGGGATATGTTCTTTTACTTTATAGCTATACTAAATCTTTTAGATATAAACTTAAATGATGTTGTAAAAGAAAATATGAAGAAGCTTGACAGCAGAGAAAAACGTGGAAAATTAAAAGGATCAGGAGACTACAGATGAATATACCAAACATAGAACAGGACTATGGACCAACACTACCTATCTCAGAAGAGATACATGCCATGAAGTATAGAGGCCAGGGAGAATCATTTAAGGATGCAATGACTAGAGTTGCTGAAGCATTGAAAGATAATGAGGCACACTTCAATAATTTTAGAACAATATTATACAACCAAAGATTCTTACCTGCAGGAAGGGTTCAGTCAGCTATGGGTGCACCAAGACGTGTGACACCCTACAACTGTTTTGTTTCCATTACTATTGAGGATAGTATGGATGGCATCATGGACGCTGCAAGACGTGCAGCAGAGACAATGAGATTAGGTGGGGGAATTGGGTACGACTTCTCAACCCTACGTCCAAGAGGCACACTGATTAAATCTTTGGACTCTAAGTCCTCTGGTCCTCTGTCATTCATGGGAATCTTTAATGCTGTGTGTGATACCATTTCTTCTGCAGGACACAGACGTGGAGCACAGATGGGTGTGTTGCGTGTAGATCACCCAGACATTGAAGAATTTATTACAGCAAAGAACAACAGCGATAAGCTCACACAGTTCAATATATCTGTGGGTGTGACTGATGAGTTTATGAAAGCAGTCAAAGAAGACACAGACTTTGACTTGCAGTTTGAGGGTAGAGTTTACAAAACAGTAAGTGCTACTGCCTTATGGGATCAGATCCTACGTAGCACCTGGGACTGGGCTGAACCTGGTATCCTATTTATTGATCGTATCAATCAGAAGAATAACCTACACTACTGTGAAACAATTGCAGCCACTAATCCCTGTGGTGAACAACCACTTCCTCCTAATGGCGCATGTCTTCTTGGCTCGTTTAACTTGGTTAAGTACGTTGTAGATCATGATGGTAAATATGTATTCAACATGAACCAACTTCGCAATGATATACCTCATGTCGTTAGGGCTATGGATAATGTCGTAGACAGAGCAACCTACCCTCTCAAGGAACAGGAACAAGAAGCTAAAAGCAAAAGGCGTATGGGTCTAGGGGTAACAGGGGTAGCAAATGCTATAGAAGCATTAGGGTTCTCATATGGTAGTGAAAGATTCCTAAAGACTTTAGAAGAAATTATGGGAGTGATTAGGGATGTTGCGTATACAACCTCTGTTGAACTGGCTCTGGAGAAGGGTTCATTTCCTTTATTTACTCAGGCTTTTCTTGAGTCTGACTTTGCTAAGTCTCTTCCTCCTCACATACGTACTCTCATTAGCGAGTGTGGTATTCGTAACAGTCATCTTCTTTCTGTTGCACCAACAGGAACTATCAGTCTTTCAGCAGACAACATCTCTTCAGGAATTGAGCCAGTCTTTTCCCATTACTACGACAGAACTATCCAGACATTCGATGGACCCAAGGTTGAACGAGTAGAGGATTATGGTTATCGTATCTTTGGTATTAAAGGTAAGACTGCTGATGAACTGTCAGTGTTTGATCATGTCAAAGTTTTAAATACTGCCTCTCGCTTTGTGGACTCAGCCTGTTCAAAGACCTGTAACACAGGTGAAGAAGTTACATGGGAAGAGTTTAAGCAAGTTTACATGGATGCCTACGATGGTGGAGCCTCTGGCTGCACAACGTTCAGAGCAGCAGGTAAACGCTATGGTATTCTTAATGCTTCTACTTCTGAGGAGGTAGCCCAGGAGGATGACATTGAGGAGACTCAGGACTTTGTAGACGAGGGAGGAGCCTGTTACTTTGATCCTAACACAGGACTTCGTAAGTGTGAATGAGCATACCTCATGTAAGAAGAAGGATTGCTCCTAGATATGGGAGCACTCCATCACCCTGTCTGACTGTGTGTGAAATAGACGATGATGGCTTTTGTAAAGGGTGTAAAAGAACTATTGACGAAATACGCAACTGGATGGTAATGTCTGACTACGAGCAAACTATGCTACTCGCAGAACTACAGTGGAGAAAACATCATGGCTAAAGTACAAATTGTAGGTGCAGCAGCTAACTCTCATCAACCCACTAAGAAGAAAACTTCTCAGTCAAAAAGACTATCTTCTATTAAGTTTGGTTCTTTGAATAAGCATAAGCGCAGGGCTACAAAACCATACAGAGGACAAGGCAAGTGAAATCTGAAATTAAAAAAAGAAATATGGCTCAAGGCAATCAGGCAGAGCAAGAGTTTATTAAGTTAAGGGGTGACAATTTTATTCGCAAAGCTAATTTTGAAGAGGATGTCAACGAGCACTGGGATGTTCTGGACAAAGAGTTTGGAAAGGTAGACGTAAAGTCTGGTAAGCGTAGGTCACACAAGGGACCAGTGGACTACACAATCTGGTGGGAATTACGTACAGTAAAACGTCCACCTGATAATAAACCTCAAGAGGGTTGGGGTGTACCTAATGGTATCGAAAGAATGATAGCAGTCAGGTCTGAAGATTCCTTTTACCTTATAGATCCTGAAGATATTATTGATGACCTAAGAGCTAGATGTTCCTACAAAAACAAGGGTAACTTTTGTTTGTACTCTCGCCCAGGTAGAGAAGATCTTATTACTATTCTTCCTCTGGACTACGTAAAAGAATATGCAAAGCATGTGGTGAAAGTATGAGTGCTAAAAGTAAACAAGTGGGTGGCACACACTACCAGAGCCTTGCCATAGAACCTATTGATTATATCCTGGCTAACGAGCTAGACTTCTGCGAGGGTTCTGTTGTCAAATATATTTCTCGTTGGAGGAATAAGAATGGTATCCAGGATCTCTATAAGGCAAAGCACATGATAGAGTTCTTGATTGAACAAGCAGAGGAAGAGAATGAGTAAGCCTACAAAAAAGAAAACCCTTGAGCAGGAAGCCCAAGAGTTTACTCAAAAAGAGATTCCCAGTCGTGATGTAACGACTAGGGATTACTTTGCAGGTGCAGCACTGTCAGGTTTACTGGCAGCATCTGGGAAGTATATACGATCAGACGAGATCGTTAATCAAGCATTCTGTTATTCCTGTCTGATGCTTGATCATAAAAAGACTAAAGATAAATCGTCTTAAACTAAACCCCCAGTTAATCCCTGGGGGTTTTTTCTAGTCTGTTACGTACAGCCTTGGGAAGTATCCCTCGTCAACCATTGTACTTTCTCCAGATTTATCACCATACGCTTTATCAGCAAGATCTATTAACATTTTTCTTCGTACAATTTCCTCTTCAATTCCTGAAGATTCAGCAATAAAATCTTTAGCGTTATCGTACTTCTTTTCAAACTCGTAGTCAGGACTGTTTGAATATAATTTAATTACATCATCAAATGTTTTACCATTAGACTTTTCAAGTGCTGAATTTTCTAATACATACAAGTTTCTGTAAAAACCTGCAGCCCTTTTCATCCCAGAGTTTGTGCTCACCATGTTTTGAAATGCTGCAGTATTAACTTCTATAGCTTTATTAATGTAAGGGCGTAAAAAATATTTTTTTAATGCTTGTTCCTTGACTGCAGGGTCAGGTAACTGATCATAAGTTTGGCCCATATACAAACCATCATAAATGGGTAGTGGTTGTTTTCTCCAGTCGTTAAACTTCACATGAAGAGGTGGGTTATCTTTATCACCTATTGCTAAATATTTTGAGACAGCATAATCAACAGCAGGATTTTTAACCTTAGACTTATTGTATATTTCGTACTCATTAATTCCAAGTTTAGTAAGTTCTTTTTGTAAGTCAGTACTAGGTGGTTCTTGATTAAAACCAAACTGCCTTGAAATTGGATTGTAAGAACCAACAGGTCTAGAGTTGGTTATTGAATATTTCTTGAGATCTATCCCTTCTTTCTTTCTGTTGGATTGTGTCAGACTAAATGCAGGACTATCCATCAAAAACCTAGTGGCTTGCATGATGGTTGTCTGACTAGAGACAATATCCAGAAGAAAGTTTCTTTCTCCAAACATAGAAACTCCTAGTTTTGGATTGTCTTTTAACTCTTCATCTGTGTACTCACGTCCACCCCTTACGTCCCTAGTAAAAGGACTACCTGCAACGTCAGGGTTTAGCTGACCTGCTACATCCCTGGAAATAGTCCCAGGATAAGTAAAGGTAGAAAATATATTTCCTGCTTTTTTCTGTGCTTCTTCAGTCCAGTTACCATCTAAAATAGACTGTCGCATTACACGTAAAAGATCTAGATCAAAGTTGAGATCAGTCATTCCACCAAGAACATCTGCTACATTCTTTTTACCTTTTGATCCCCACTGCATAGGATTCTCTGTGGTAGGCATACCTTCAGGTAAGTCATATCCTGCAGCAACCATTGCACTACCCACAATACCAGACCTGTATAGCCAGTCACCAATCAAAAGGTTAGCAGCCCATGGTCCTGCTACACGTCCTACGTTTGTTTCATCTCCTGTGCCAGTGATGTCAAACTTTGAGTAGTCTATCTCACCACCCTTCTCTACAGCAGCCCAGACACCACCCATCGTAAGCATAGTACCAGTCATCTGACGTGCAGTTCTATCCCTGCCAGTCTTATACATGTCACCAACAAGAGTTAGACTTTCATCACCCTTTTTGTAGATGATCTTTTCTAGCTGATCCATACCACCAGTGACAATACCAATTGGTGTGTAGTCATTGATGTATTCTAAGTGGTTTGCTAAGTACCTAGGAAATGGCATATCCAAACCTGAAGATACTATAAAAGGAGCTTGCT